TTATTGTTTAATTTTTTCAATAACCTTTGCGGCAATAATATCTGCAAAGTACTCCAGAAGTTCTTCGACTTTGATATCACGGAGCTCCCTATTATTGAACATAGGTTTGGATGCTTTGTTTTGAATATTGTTTGGACTAAAGTCGTTAATTAATGTCTGTCTAAAACTCTCCTTGTATTCTGAGGTAAACGGCTGACTACCGCAAAATACTTCATAAGGTATGCCAGAATACTCAGACAGGTTCATGCACGTAAAGGCGCTTATCCTTCCACGCTGAGCACCATTCTTTTGAATATAGTTTCTAAATGCACTAGCTGATACGCCAGCGATTTTATGAGTGACTTCATCCAGTGGCGATGATTTGGCGACCTCGTCAATGATTGATTTAATTTCCGTAAAGGTTTGAGCAGCTTCTTCTGTAAAGCCTTCTGAAGCCCACTTCTTTTGGGACCCTGATGATGCCATAAAAGTCATCCCCCTTCTTGCTAATGCGTCCACATGACGTCCTTAGGACTATTTTAACACAAGTAAAATAAAACCACAATCCTAATCTAAAGAAATAACTGGAGGTGAAGAAGATGGGAGGTAGCCGAAAAGGAATTCCAAATAGTACAAACAAGTATGAAACGGACATATTGCCAAAACTTATGGACGTAAAAGAATGGTTAATGCAGGGAGATACCGTAAGGGAAGTTTGCAAGAAATTAAGTATAAGTCCAGAGACTTGGTACAAATATTGTAGAGAGCATGAAACATTAATGGAACTTGTAAATATGGGCAGGAGCGTGTTATGCAACGAGGTGGAAAAATCTTTATTAAAGTTGTGTACTGGCTATGAATATGAAGAACTCAAGACAATCGTCGAAGAGGACAAAAATGGCAAGAAACGTACCAAGCTTGAGAAGATTAAACGCCACCAACCACCCTCGGCCCAAGCAATATCATTTTTCTTGCGCAACCGTATGCCGGAGGAATGGTCTGATAAGAAGGAACTTATATTGGATACCCGCCAAAATGAAGAAGCAAGGAAGCAGTTGTTCCTGGAAATGATTAATGGGGAAGTGGTTGATATTAATGGGTGCCAAAATGAGCTGGCAAGATCAGAATTAGATGAAGAGTAGTATTGCATAATCTTATGTCGTCAGTATTCTGGGAGATAAATGCCCCAATTGAGGCCAAAACTACCCGAAATAAGCCTGATTAGAATCCATAATTAGTCTTATGTATTCAGTTGCTATCAGGGCAATACAGAGGTAACATGGACACACCTAGTAGAGAAAGGGTGTGTTTATATGCTTGATTTAAGCGGGTTTGAGGAGTATCTCAAAGACAAAGAACTCAGCGAGAATACCATTAGCTGCTATATTAGGGATAGTAAGGTTTTTGTGGAATGGTATTCCGGTAGGACGGATGCTGGACTAAATAAACTGATTCAACTTGATGCCATTGAATACAAGAAGCATCTGTTCAGTACCTATAAATCGATAATGACAGCCAACAGAAAGGTTGCCAGCGTCAATGCCTTATGCAAATGGCTTTATGAAAGTGGATCAATTCCTGAGGAGATCAATATTAAAGCAGTAAAGAATCGGGATGCTCGGCAATATAAAGGCTTGGAGGAAAAGGATCTAAGGAAACTTCGAGCCGAGATACACCGAAACCGAAATCCACTTCATATCTGTATTATTGAACTATTACTTGGGACTGGGCTTAGGGTGAGCGAGCTATGTAACATAAAGCTTGGTGATATAGAATTATCGGAACGCAAAGGCACAATTAAGGTAATTGGCAAAGGAAATATATACAGAACACTGCCACTCAATAAGGATGTTCGCAAGGCAATCCAAGATTATATGGACGTTAGGCCTGCCAATGATAATGACTTCCTATTAATAGGACAGCGTGGAGCATTTAAACGGAACTCAATCAACTTAATCCTTGAAAAGTCTGGGCAAAGAGTATCAGTTGAAGTTACACCCCACCAACTAAGGCATTCACTAGGTTATAGGTTGGTCAAGGAAGGAACTGCAATAACGACCATTCAGGAAACCTTGGGCCACGATAGCATTTTGACAACGAATTTATACACGGTTACAACTGAGAATGATAAGGTAGAAGCTCTGGAAGCCTTGGAGTGGTAAGATAGCCGCTCTATTTTTATGCACCTTTCCCAATGGGAAGGGTGCTTCTATGTGTTCAAATTGCTCCAGCAGTAGATGGCGTGAAAATTTTTGTGGTATTTTTATCTAAAAACTTATATATTTTTGAATGGGGGTGTGTGGTAAATATGGAACAGACATATCAATATAAATGGTTTGTAAAGAACGATGAGATAGTGTTCAATGGCGACACGAAAAACAGACATTTACTAAGGATACCATTGAAGAATGAAGGTAATAAGGTATTGGTGATAATGAAGAATCCTAGTAAAGCTAATGAAGAAATCTCAGATCTTACTATTGATAGGGTGCTAACGTTTTGTTACGGCGAGGACTACTCAGAAGTAAATATAATGAATTTATATTCCTATTACTCTACGGATGCAGGTAAAATTGCCGATTTGATTAAGAATGGGCAGGAAGACATAGCAATTGGGAGTGAAAACGATAATATTATGAAAAGCATGGTTCAAGAGGTAGATGATGTTATTGTTGCTTGGGGAAGTAATACGTTTGGTCTTACCAAGCAGTACAAAAATCGAATAAAGCAAGTTATCAATATTATCAAGGGAAAAACTCTTTACTATGTTCAAGAGAACAACGGTCAAGGGTGGTACCCAAGACATGCTCAAGTTTGGAATGTTAACAGTGGAATAAAGAAATACCCATGGACACCACCACGATAATATTTACCAAATATCATGAAAGGAGGCTCTATGCAGCCATCACAGGAAATACAAAACCAAGACCATCACCGCCAAAACCTCCTGCTCAAGCAATACCTATACAAATACTTCTCCCCGAACAAGATAGAAGAACTTGTCGGGGAGTTTTCATTTTCAGAGCTGCGCAAGTTGCTAGGCGAGATGGATTTAGAATTTTTCAGCTTATGCTACTTCCCAAAATATTTCGACCGTAGGTTTGGGGATTTTCACAAAGAGCTATTCGAGGAACTGAAATATATGCTGGACAATAAAGGGTTGATTGAAGCTTTTGGATTACCAAGGGAACATGGCAAAAGCACCATTAACTCTTTTTTATTTCCCCTATATTCAACGCTCTACAATAAATCCCAGTTTACTTTGATCATATCAGCAACAGAGCAGATCGCTCTCCCATTCCTAGATATGATCAAGGATGAGCTTGAAAACAATGAGTTGCTAATGGAGGACTTCGGTATCCAAAAGGGAAACCGCTGGAACAATAATGAAATATGGGTAAGGGGCAAGGGTGGCATCGATGCCTGTATAATGATTCGTGGTATTGATGGAAGTTTGCGCGGAACTCACTTTAAACAACATCGACCTCAACTTGTTCTTTTGGATGACTTACTTAAAGATGATACAGCCAGAAGTGAAACCAAACGTGAACAAGTCAGAAATACTTTCACAGATGTCGTCATCCCGATAGGCACAAAGGTTACCAATATTCTTGTTGTCGGTACTTGCTTACATGAGGAAGATCTGATGACTGATCTGCTTAAGGGAAAAATACCTGGGGTCAGAAGCATTAAAAAGTCGGCAGTCATATGCTTTGCCGAAAGAGATGATCTATGGAGTGACTGGGAGGCCAAATATAATAATCTACTGGACTTGGACAGGATTGATACTGCCAAGTCTTTTTTTTATGACCGTCAGGAGGAAATGCTGGAAGGTACAGAAATATTGTGGTCAGAGTATCTTGATTACTATTATCTCATGTGCAAGAAGCAAGCAATGGGAGACAAATCCTTCTATAAAGAAATGCAGAATGATCCACGCAGTACCGATGACTACATTTTTAGGGATATTCAATATTGGGACAGGCTTCCTGGGTTTGAAGAAATGGAACTCGTGATGTACATTGATCCTGCAATCAAAGCTGGTAAAAGAAATGACTTTTCAGCAATCACAATTCTCGGACTTCATAGAAAAACTAAGCAGAAGTATGTTGTTGATGGGAGCATATACAAACTGCTTCCCGATGATCTGTTTCGGGTAGCCATTGAAAAGTTACAGCAATATCCGGTTGAAAAGATCGGCTTTGAAACAACAGCAGCGCAGAGCTATATCAAGCAGAAGTTTGAGGAGGAACTTTGGAAGAACAAAATATTCACTCCTGTCGATGAGGTGATAAGTAGGGGCCAGAAGCATGAGAGAATTATATCCCTTGAGCCAGAAGTTAAGAAGGGGCATATCCTATTCAATACTGGTGATATCAGGTATAATAATCAGGTGAAGGATTACAACAAAGGTGCTAAACATGATGATGCTCCTGACAGCCTTTATGGAGCAGTTCAGTTGGTTGAAGGGGTAAAGAGTATTAGGTTTTATGATAGGAACTTGCTGTTTTGATTAGTCTTATTGCGTATTAGTTTTATTTAATGAAGCAGTAGATGATATAGATATATGAGTTTCTGAGTTACTAAGAAGGTTGAATATTTCACTTGACTGCTCCCTTGGGTATTAGCTTATAGTTAACTACAGGAGGGGATTTTTAATGAAGATTAGTGAAGTCATGGAGGTCACACGGCTTACTAAAAAGGCAATAAACTATTATGAGGAAGAGGGGTTAATAAAGCCCTGTGTCAATCAGGAAAACAATTATCGGGATTATTCACAAAGCAATGTTGATGAATTGGTACAAATTTCCGTTCTGAGACAATTGGGTGTATCTGTTAAACTAATTAATGATATTATATCGGAGCCTAAAATGTTAAAAGATACGTTGGAACAACACTTAATCAGTCTAAATGATGAAATAAATAGACTCGGAAAAAGCAAGAACGTTCTCATGTCTTGTTTACATAGCATGAGTGATCCTGATTCTGGAATCTTAGAATTAACTAAACAGTTATTATTTCTAAATAAGTCTCTGGAAATGGATGAACGAGAAAGAGCAGGATTTATGAAAAGAGAGTTGCAACGCATTTTCCCTGGAAATTTTGGTAAAATGTTTGTCATTCAATATAGCCCTTTTCTAAATGCCTCTATAGATACTAAAGAAAAAGAGGAAGCTTGGCTCAATTTAGTAAAATTTTTAGATGAAGTTGAAGGCATTGAGTATCCGGAAGAAATGAAAGAGATGTATGAAAACTTGACAAGCCAAGACTTGGAAAGGATTGAGAGATATTTAGCTGAAGATATTAAAAAGTGGATTGGAATTACAGATGAAGAACTTCTTGCTGAAAGAAAACAATTCTTTGAGACTATGAACAAGATGAATAGCGATAGTGATATGCAATCTTGCTTGTTAAAAAATGATAGAATCGGGAAAGGTTTGAAGGAACAAATGAAGAACGTCGGTTATTATGATAAATTTAACGAGAATTTAAAAGTACTATGTAGTGATTACTACGAGTACACCAACACGAGAAATGAGTTTTTTAAATCATTAAACGTGAAAATTGATGATAAGGGGAAAATAGAAGTCGTTGAATAAGATGATAATATTGTTTGTGCTTCGTATTGTTCTATTCTGATGTATTATGAACTTATCACGCCTGTACCAAACGGTATGGGCTATTTTTATGCCCATTTTTAGAAAGGAAGGATCTAATTGAACACAAACCAAAACTTAATAATAGAGTGCCTAGATGAACTTAACAAAAACGCTCTGGCAAAGCAGAAATACAAGGACTATTACGAGGGCAATCATTCAATCCTGAAAAGCTATCAGATGCAGGACAGCCGGAGCAATATGAGACTGGTGTTCAACTTTTCTCGAAAGTTCGTGGATAATGAAACAGGCTACATTCTAGGAAAACCTGTCAATTATATTTCCAAGTCAGATGAGTCAGGAATCATAGCTGCCATAGATAAGAACACGAGCCATTGGGATAAGGAGCATAATATTAATCTGAGGAAACAATCGAAAATCTATGGGGAAGCTTATGAACTCAACTATGTGAATACTGAAGGGGAGTTTTCAGCGACATTACTCACTCCTCTGAATGCTTATGTTCTGGAAGATGGATCTGCCGAGAGAAACGTTGTGCTGGCTCTACATACCTTCACAAAGAAATTCGATGATAAGAAATATCTGGATGTTTATACCGCCAACGAAATATTACACTATGAATTAGGAAGTAACAGTAATAAATCAACTCTCAACCAGATTGGCAGCCATGAACAAATTTTCGGCAGAGTACCTGTAACTGTATGCCCCGCCAATCATGAAAAGATAAGCGGCTTTCAGGATGTTATTTCTCTTTTTGATGCCTACAATGCTCTGAATTCTGATTTGGTCAATGAAATCGCTGATCACCGCAATGCTTACTTAGTGATTGAAAATGCCAAAATTGAGGAAGAAGATTTACTCAAAATGAAATCAATGGGGATTATTCAAGTTCCACAGGGAGGGAAGGTTAGCTGGCTCACAAAGGAGATCAATGACTCGTTTGTGAAAAATGAACTGGACAATATAGAACGCAAAATATATGACATGATGGACGAAGTCAATTTCAATGAGAGCTGGGCTAGCAATACTTCATCTTTGGCACTTCGCAATAAACTCCTTAATCTTGAGAACCGAGTTGCTATGCGAGAAGCCTTTATGGAAAAGGTTATACAGAAAAAAGAAGGAAAATTATATGACTACAGAGATGTTGCAGTAAAGTTTACCAGGAATCTTCCGACCGATATGGTGGGACTTGCGGATGTGATTGTCAAAATAAAGGATATCTGTTCGCAAGAAACATTGCTCGCTTTATTGCCGTTTGTGGAAAATCCTAAAGTAGAGCTTCAAAAATATGATGCTGAACAACTAAGGCGGGAGTCCAAATCTAGTGAACCTGACTCTATAATCCAGAGTCAGGTTATTGTCTAAATACGCATTATAAGCCGTTAGAATTATCCAGTAGGGTAAATATACTACTACTGATTTTTTATGCCCAAAAGGAGCCCGTTTATAGTGATTTTGTTTTCTAGCAAATTGCCATGAATCCATTGCTATGAGTGGGTTTGTGGCATTTTTGCTTTAATATTAATTTGCCCGTTTTGAGAGGGGATTGGAGGTGAAAGTTTGGTGGCAAGATTAAGCAAATTTGAGAAGGAGGATCTAGGTGATTGGCTCAATGCTAAGGGAGAAGTTGAGTATCACAAAAAATGTGCAAGGTGCGGTCTGGAATGTAAACAATCCTTTAGATGCTTGGAAGTTATTTGTCCCAAGTATCAAAGGCGATAATAATTTGTCCTGGGTATGACGTTAAACTGCTTAAAGAATATAGCGTTTCTGGTTCGATTGAGTCAGAAGGGTAAATTGAAAGGGGAATATAGTTATGACATTGGAAGAAGTAAAAAAGTACATTGAAGAAAACAAAGGTAGTGGCGAGGTCAAAGCATATCTTCAGGGGTTAGTAAGCGTTGAAGGGGTGCAGACATTCTTCACACAAAATGAGGATGGTAAGAGATGGCTGGACAGTGAACGAGATAAGCATCTAAACAAAGGTCTGGATACTTGGAAAGCCAATAATCTGCAAAAGGAAATCGACAAGAAGATTCAGGAACTATATCCAGAGGAAACGGGTGATAAGAAACAACTCAGAGAACTCAATGCCAAAATAGAAACGATGGAGCTTGAGAAACAAAGGGAAGTATTTAAGAACAAAGCTCTGACGATTGCTACCGATAAAAAGCTTCCTATAAATTAAATAAGATCGTAGATTTGTTCATTTCAGATAATGAAGAAGCCACTGTTGCCAATATTGGTAGGTTTGAAGAGATATTTGGGACTTCAGTTCAATCGGCTGTGGAAGAAAGACTAAAAAGTAATGGCTATACTCCACCGAATAATGGGGGTCAGAATAACCAGCCACAAAATCTAAATGACGCTTTGAAGAACTACTACTCAGAAAATAATAAAGGTTAAAATTGAAAGGGGATTGATTATTAATGATTACATTAGCACAAGCAAAATTAAACTCACAGGATGCCATTCAAGCGGGGGTTATCGATGAATTCAGAAAGAGTTCTTTCATTTTGGACAATATGACATTTGATGATGCTGTTAGCCCAGGGACAAATGGAGCTACACTGACTTATGGTTACACAAGATTGATCACACAACCGACTGCGGCATTCAGAGCAATTAACAGTGAATATTCTCCGCAAGAAGTTACAAAGGACAGATATACGGTTGAA